GAAAAATTGTGGCGGAAGTATCAGCATCAGCAACAGCATCATTTGCCGCTTCTGGATCCGTTGTATTGGGTAGTACTAGCACCGGCTATACTCGTTTGAAAGGCGAACTTCAAGAATTAAGATTATGGAGTTCAAGTTTAGACACTTCTTATTTTGAAAATCATACGAAAGCGCCAGCAGCATATAATAGTGCAGATCCTTACAATGACCTAGTATTTAGATTACCATTGACTCAAAAGATTAATCATACATTAACAAGTTCATTAACGGGAGTACAACCTAAGTTGTCTACAATATCAGCATCATTCGCTGGTTGGTCTTCTACTACTCCATATGATTCAATTGAAGAAACATATTATTATGATGCACCTTCTTTAGGAATGGGCACATTTGATGATAATAAAATTCGGTTGGAAGACAATGATTTGGTTGGAACGCTAGATGTTAAAACTAGAGCCGAACGCAGTCAATTTGATAAAGCACCATTAGACAGCAAACGTTTAGGAATTTATTTTTCTCCACAAACAATGATTGATGAAGATATCATTGCACAACTAGGATCTACAGAATTAGATCAATATATCGGAGACCCGGGAAACAATGAATCTAGATCATATCCTGGATTAATACAAGCTGCTCAAAACTATTGGAAAAAATATTCAACTAGCAATGACTTTAATGCTTATATTAACATGTTTACATTGTTTGATTTATCATTCTTTAAACAATTAGAACAATTATTACCTGCACGAGCTGACAAATTAACTGGCATATTAATACAACCAAATTTATTAGAACGTAGTAAAGATACAGTATTACCGACAATTAAACGGGAAGATGTTAGTTATTCAATTGAAATATTTGACACATCACCAATTGCATCGGGTGATTATTTACAATATGTTGGCTCCATTGCTAACAAAATATTATCAATCAGTGTAATTGATGACGATCAATGGCAAGCATATTTAACGTCTCCTCGGGCTGCATCCAAATCCGGTACTACATATTCACATGATTATTTAATATTATCAGGTAGCAAATATATAACAGGATCTTCGCCGTATTGGATTAGTGAAGCTGAATTACCTGTTATAACATCTGCAGTTACTTCTGAATTCAGATTTGCATCAAAGTCAATATTGGCGCAAGTACAAGATTATCTACCAACGGGTATTAATAATCAAAGATATAATGGATCAAAACTTACTTCGCCTGGATTTAATATAAATTCAACCCAAACAGTTGATGGTGGCCCGGTAGTCGAATACCGAAGAGCTAATCCAAATCAATTGAAAATTCAAAATGGCGGCACACAAGGTAGTTTTGTATTAGTTTAGCATCAAAATTAACAACATGTATATTTATATTAAATAAGGTTAAAACAATATGGGATATTTAGATAATACAAGCGTAACTATAGACGCTATATTAACAATTAAAGGACGAGAGTTGCTAGCAAGAGGCGGCAATGCATTTAATATTACACAATTTGCTGTAGGCGATGATGAAGTAGATTATTCATTATGGAATCCAGATCATCCGCTTGGAACAAACTATTATGGTACTATTATAGAAAATATGCCGGTAACTGAAGCAATACCGGATGAGACACAGGCATTAAAATACAAATTAATTTCATTGCCAAAACAAACGATAAACATACCGGTTATAACTGTTGGTAATACATCGATAACGTTAGCTGCTCCTGGAAATAGTGCTATTATTTCTCCTAATACAAGCAATTTCCAAGGAGGAAATGCAACATTAGGATATACAGCAATATTATCTGATTCAACTGCAGCTGATATACAAGTTACTAGAGCATTACAAAACTCCGTTGTTCCAACTACTCCTAGATTTATTGGAGATAATGAAGATGCACAAAGTGTAGCAGTATCAGGATTTGAATTCCGTATTGTAGGAAAAACTCAAATGCTTGCTGATAAAACTGCTAGTATTACAATTATTGCAAATGAAACGGGTGGTAGTATTACAATTAATTTAACAGTTAAACGCGTAACGACTGCAACTCAGTAAATAGAAATAAAAATATGAATACATCGATATTAATTGATCAATTAAAAAAACAATCTAGACAAGGAATAACTCCTGCAAGAACAAATATGGCAGGCCAGCTTCCAGATACTAGATCAGGCGCACCACAGACAGCCGCAGCGGCTGTAAGTCAACAAGTTCAACAATTAGCTCAGCAATTAGCAAATCAAATGGTTGCAGAACAGCAACAAGCACAAATTACAGCAAGAAATGGTCGTGTATATACTAAATTTGATATGGTAAATGATGTTATTTCTAATCAGACTGAAATTGTTACTGCAGGTTTATGGAGCGATAATGTAGCTGGGTTAAAAACTTACTTTACATCATCAACTCAAACAAACACGCAACGAGCATATTATGTAGATGTATTACAATCTAATCCAAGTGTGTCAGGATCAGCAACTCAATTTTCAATAGCTTGGGGACATGCATTAGGTAGTGGATCTGATTCACAAGGGCAACTTAATGATTCTCCTAGTAAAGCAATTTATTCTCAATATCGGCAATTATTATTGAATCCAACTGATACTCGGTTTACAACAAAAGGATCGGGTAGCACTGACTACATATACGTTGTTAACTTTAAACGTAATCGTTTGAAAGAACGAATGGATCCAGGAAATTTTGAATTACCATTAAGCAAAATTAATACAAGAGATTCAAATGCAACAGGTTCTGTAACAACAGCCTCCGGTGTTTTTACATTAATTGATGATTCATCTATTGCTTCTGCAACATTAGTGGGCTCAGGCAAAGTATTTAATATAGTATCAGGCTCGATTAATTCAGGAGTTTATAATCCTACAGCGCCTGTTTATTATGGATTAATGTATCCGGATTATGGAACTTTGATATTAGATGGCAAAATGATGGATCAACAATTAGGATTTAAAACTGTATCTGGATCAAGTGTTGAAGGAAATAATCATTTTGTATTATATCATTCAATTTCAGGCTCAGCGCCTATAACTAATCCATCAACAGGTGATCCTTATAGTTTCCTAGCACGAAATTCAGAAAAAATTACAAGTACACATTATTTTGTACGAATTAAAAATGCAGAATATAATTTTTCAAATAATCCATCATATGTTACCGGAAGTGTAGGCCAAATTGCACAAAGTTCATTTATTGGTGATCCTAAAACATATATAACTACAATTGGATTGTATAGTGATCGTCAAGAATTATTAGCAGTTGCAAAATTAAGTAAGCCATTATTAAAATCTTTCCAAAGAGAAGCTCTTATACGAGTGAAGTTAGATTACTAAAATAATACACTGAATTAGGCCCTGTTATATTTATATTAAATGTAGCAGGGTTTTTACTGATTATGGCAGAATCTAGAATTATAAATACAGAAACGTATCAAGGATTATATCCTACGGTCTTCAAAAAAATTGACAGTTCAGATGTATCTGTCAATCCGTTTAAGGCATATAAATCTTGGTCTATTTATTCAGGCAGTTCTACTTCTAGCGCATTACCATTAAATGGTGTATATACCGACATCAATAATTTACCGGCACTCGGATCTGAATTAACATACAATGATTTGATGAATATTGATGGAACATTGCAATCAATAACATATTATTCAATCAATCATTTATATTACAAATATAAAGATGACCCAGCAAAAACATTTGGTCCGACCAATTTAACTCGCACAAAAAAAGCTTTGTATCAATCGGCATCAATTATTGCAATTCCACAATTAAAAATTGGAGAAGCAATTAAACCGGCTTCATTTGCATTAACAACAACCGGGTATTCATTAGCATCTGATGTATATAGCAATGTATATGATACTGCATTTAATACTAGTTCAATCGTTGGTGGCGAAACATTGTATGAAGGATTCAATGAATATTTTGATACAAGCAGAATTAAATATACATCGGAAAACGTAACATATGTGCCTGGCGTTAAAACTAGCACGGGGTCAACACTATCAATTGGTTTAGCTGCTAAATTTAATCTTAAAGGATATATTGATATTCCAATTGATGGATATTATGATCGTGATCATGATTATGCAATTTCATTGTTTATAAGTTCTTCTGCACATGGGTCTAGCGATAATCAATTGATACTAGCAAAAGCATCAGGTTCTTCACAAGCACAATATCCATTTAAAATTGAATTAAGTGGTAGTAATAGTATTGTATTTTCTGCAGCAGGAAGCACATCATTTAAAACACAAGTTACTAGTTCAGTATTATCTGGAGATTGGAATCATGTTGTTTGCCAAAAATCAGGCAGTTTATTAAAAATACATGTTAATGGAACATTAAATAATTCAGTAAC